AGAGTAAAAAATTTCATGAACTATCAACTCATGAACGTGATGAAAGAGTATGAACCCGAGTTCGATCAGTTACTTTTTTATCTCCCTCTTAGCGGCTCTGCTTTCAAGAAAATTTATTACGATGAAATTCTTGACAGAGCCGTGTCTAAATTTGTTCCGGCAGATGACCTGATAGTTCCATACACTGCAACATCTTTAGAAGATGCAGATTCAATCGTGCATGTTTTAAAAATGTCAGAAAATGAATTAAGAAAAAAACAAGTGTCTGGTTTTTATAGAGACATAGAAATTACACCAGGCTATGCACAAGAGTCAGAAGTAGAAAAAAAAGAAAGAGAACTTGAAGGAGTTAAAAAAACTAGAGACGAACAAATGTTCACTATTCTAGAAGTACATACAAATATTGATCTAGAAGGTTTTGAAGATAAAGACATGGAGCAAAACCCGACAGGAATTAAACTTCCTTACATTGTAACTTTAGATACATCGTCAAGAGAAGTTTTGTCAATTAGAAGAAACTTTAAACCTGAAGATCCAACAAAAAGTAAAGTAGAATATTTTGCACACTTTAAATTTTTACCGGGTCTAGGTTTTTATGGTTTTGGTTTAATCCACATGATCGGTGGATTATCACGAACTGCAACGAATGCACTTAGACAATTATTAGACGCTGGTACGTTTTCAAATATGCCAGCTGGATTTAAGCAAAGAGGTATTCGTGTTAGAGATGAAGCGCAATCGATTCAACCTGGAGAGTTTAGAGATGTAGATGCACCTGGAGGAAACATCAGAGACGCATTTATGCCTTTACCTTTCAAAGAACCATCAGCAACATTATTACAATTAATGGGAATAGTGGTTCAAGCAGGACAACGATTTGCCGCCATTGCTGACATGCAGGTCGGTGACGGCAACCAACAGGCCGCTGTTGGAACGACCATTGCTCTTTTAGAACGTGGTTCCAGAGTCATGTCAGCCATACATAAAAGATTGTATGTGGCACTTAAAAAAGAATTTGTATTGTTAGCTGACGTATTTAAAACATATCTTCCACCAGAATATCCGTATGACGTTGTAGGTGGACAAAGAAATATCAAGGTTGCAGACTTTGATGAAAAAGTAGATATCTTACCTGTTGCAGATCCAAACATATTCTCACAATCACAAAGAATAAGTTTAGCTCAAACAGAATTACAACTTGCAATGTCTAATCCTGGAATGCATAATTTGTATGAAGCTTATAAAGATATGTATTCTGCAATTGGTGTAAAAGATATTAATAGAATCCTACCACCACCTCAACAACCAATGCCAATGGATCCAGCATCTGAAAATATTATGGCAATGAGTGGTAAACCTTTTCAAGCATTTAAAGGTCAGGACCACAGAGCACATATAACTTCACATTTAAATTTTATGGCAACTAATATGGCTAAAAATAATCCTGTAATTATGGGTGCATTACAAAAAAACATCTTTGAACACATTTCTTTAATGGCGCAAGAGCAATTAGAAGTAGAGTTCAGAGAAGAAATACAACAATTAATGCAAATGCAACAAATGGCACAACAAAATCCACAGATGGCACAGAGTCCTGAAATTCAACAACAGATTATGCAGTTAAGTATGGGTATTGAAGCAAGAAAAGCTAAGTTAATTGCTGATATGACTCAAGAGTTTAAGGAAGAAGAAAACAAAATCATGGGTGATTTTGGAAATGACCCTATTGCAAAACTAAAAGCAAGGGAATTAGACCTTAGAGCTATGGATAACCAACAAAAACACGACCAAGCTGATCAAAGATTAAACTTAGACAAGTCAAAAGCTATGATGAATCAAGGTAATCAAGAAGATAAGCTTGAACAAAACGAAGAATTAGCTAAACTAAGAGCTAATACGTCTATTGAAAAGACAATTTTAAGTAAAACAATTCCATCAGCACCGAAAATGGGTGAAATGCCTGGAAATGTTGCTATAATCAGAAGTAGAGGAGAATAAATATGAAAAAAAATAAAAAAAACAGTCACGCAGGCATGACTCATGTAGATCATGATATGTTCTTGAATAAAGACGGTTTACTAAACGGCGGAGTAGAAGTTGAGGTGTCAAACCCTACTGAAACTCAATCAGTTCAAGTAAAAGGTCAAAGAAGAATGCTTGCAGAAAAGAAAAGCAAAGCAGATTGGTACTAACATGTGGTTTCAGGCAATTAAATTAGCCGTTTCTGCTGGAAGTAAAATTTATGCTAACAAGCAGAAAACTAAAATGGCTATGTCAGATGCACAATTAATGCACGCATCTCGTATGGCCGAAGGAAAAGAAGCTTACCAAGGTAAATTATTAGAAGCACGTCAATCGGACTGGAAGGACGAGGCGGTTCTTGTAATTTTGTCGGCGCCCATCGTAATTTTGGCGTGGGCAGTCGTATCAGAAGACCCAACAGCGATGGACAAAGTAAAATTGTTCTTTGATATGTTCTCTACGCTCCCGTCATGGTTCACTAATCTTTGGATTCTTGTCGTGGCGAGCATTTATGGTATAAAGGGTACACAGATTTTTAAAAATCACGGAGGAAAAAAATAATGGCAAAGAAAAAACTAAAAAAACTTCTTAAAGGTTTAGGAATTGGTGCCGCTTTGTTAGGTGCCGGTAAAGCTTTAATGAATAAAAAATCTACAGCTAATGTAAATAGCGGAAGAGGTGGAACAAGTTCTAGCGCTATAGCTAGACAACTAGCTAATATGGAAGAACCTGTATATCAAGATGACATAATGAGAGGAGGATCTGGTGTTAAAAACATGAGAAAGATTCCTGGAATGATGGTTGAAGGAGATAGATACAGTATATTAGACAGCATGGGTTTTAAAAAAGGTGGTAAAGTTAGAAAAACTAAAAAGGGCGGTAGAGCTGTAAGAAAAGCAAGCCGTAGTAAGAAAAAATAATGAAACCAAAAAAGAAAATACCTGCCGGTAAAAAAGGTAAAGGCATAAGAGCTCTTAAAAAGAAAGCACCACAAGTTGCAAAACGAATGGGGTATAAAAAAGGGATGAAAGTCTGTGGCTAAACTTTGTGCAAAAGGTAAGGCAGCAGCCAAGCGTAAATTTAAAGTTTACCCCTCGGCGTACGCAAACATGTACGGCTCTGCTGTATGTTCTGGTAAAATAAAACCAGGTGGAAAGAAAAAGAAAAAATCCAAGAGAAAATAATGGCTGAAGGTGGTCTAAGAAAATGGGTCAAAGAGAAATGGGTGGACATCGGAGCACCGAAGAAGAACGGGAAATATCAACCTTGCGGGAGAAGCAAAGGCTCAAAGAGGAAATATCCAAAATGCGTCCCACTTGCAAAAGCCACACGAATGACAAGCTCACAAAAGGCGAGTGCTGTCAAACGAAAAAGAGCAGCTGGTAATCCAGGTGGTAAACCAACTAACGTTTCAACATTTGCAAAGAGAAAATGACAATTAGAAAAACTACTAAAGGTCCCGGAGCAAATTATAGACCAACAAAATCTGGAGCTGGAATGACAGCTAAAGGTGTAAGAGCTTACAGGGCAGCAAACCCTGGAAGTAAATTAAAAACAGCCGTGACTGGAAAAGTGAAGCCAGGATCAAAAGCTGCAAAACGCAGAAAATCTTACTGCGCTAGATCACTAGGACAATTAAAACGATCATCAGCGAAGACAAGAAACGATCCAAATTCTCGAATACGACAGGCACGGAGAAGATGGAAATGTTAAATGTCTAACCACACACTAGAAACATTCGTACCAACATTAAGAAAAAAAGTAAGAGATTCTTACCAGTCTATAGGTGAAACTATGGTTGCTGGAGGAGTAAAAGATATGGAACAATATCGATATCTTTTAGGACAGGCGCACGCCTTACAATTAATAGATCAGGAAATATCAGACCTGCTAAATCCAAAGGAGGATAAAAAAGATGATACTGAAAGAGATGACACAAACATCATCCGATTCAAAGGAAGTCCCGAAGACTAAACTTGCATTGGAAGAAAAATATAAAGAACAAGATAAAATAGAACAAAGTAAAAGAGTTGATGAAACAAATGTTGATTCAATTCAAGATGAACTTCCAACACCAACTGGTTGGAGATTATTAGTTTTACCGTTCACACCTAAAGATAAAACTAAAGGTGGAATTATTGTTGCACAAGAAACTTTAGACAGATTAAGAATCGCAGTGAACTGTGGTTATGTTCTAAAGATGGGACCTGAAGCTTATAAAGATAAAGATAAGTTTCCATCAGGCGCTTGGTGTAAAGAAAAAGATTGGGTGATTTTTGCAAGATATGCAGGATCACGATTACCAATAGATGGCGGAGAAGTCCGTATCTTAAACGACGACGAGGTTCTTGGAACTATTAAAGATCCAGAATCTGTGTTGCACCACATATAACATAGGAGGAGACTATGCAAGAACAAGAAAACAAGAACACTCCAATGGTGGACATTGATACTTCAGGTCCAAGTGCAGAAGTTGAATTAAACGAAGAAGCACAAACTGAAGAACAAGTAGAAACTACGGAGCAAGACACTAGCCCCGAGCCGCAAGCAGCTAGCGACGAGAAGCAAGAAGCAAGCAGCGAGGAGACAGACGATCAGAAAGAATCGAAAGATAAAGAATTAGAAAACTATAGTAAAGATGTTCAAAGAAGAATAGCTAAGCTTACTGGTAAATGGAGAGAAGCTCAAAGACAAAGAGATGAAGCCATTGAATTTGCAAGATTGCAAAAACAAAAAGCTGAAGAAGCTTCTAAAAAATATTCTTCAATTGAACAAGCGAGCGTTAAAGACAGAGAGCAAAGTATTGTTTCTGGTATCGAAGCTGCACAAGTTAAGTTAGCGGCAGCTAGAGAAGAAGGAAATATTGCTGCTGAAATTGAAGCTCAAAAACAAATTGCAAGACTAGGTTACGAAGAAGCTAGACTTGCAGAAGCTAAAGCAATGGCAGAAGCAGCGCCAAAAGTTGAGAAGAAAGCAGATGAATTACCTGTTTTTAATCAACAAACTCAACCACAACAACAAGTAGATCCTAGAGCAGAAGCTTGGGGATCAAAAAACAAGTGGTTTGGTACTGATACTGCTATGACTTATACTGCTTTTGATATCCATAATAAATTGGAATCAGAAGGGTATGATCCACAATCTGATGAATATTATGCTGAAATTGATAAGAGAATAAGACTTGAATTTCCGCATAAATTTGATACAGTTACTGACACAAAGGCCCAAACGACTAAGCCTGTGCAAACAGTAGCGGCGGCGACGCGAAGCACAAAAACAGGTCGCAAAACTATCAGTCTCACCCCTTCTGAAGTTGCTATCGCCAAAAAATTAGGAGTGTCATTAGAAGATTATGCAAAACAAAAAAAACACATGAAGGAGGTTTAAGCATATGGAAGACAATAAACTAAACAAGACCCCTCGTGCGAGTCAGTCTAGAGTTTCTGATAAGAGACCTACAACCTGGACTCCCCCGTCATCTTTAGATGCACCTACTGCGCCTGATGGTTTCAGACACAGATGGATAAGAACTGAAGTTTTAGGCATGGACGATACAAAGAACATGTCTGGTAAACTTAGATCTGGATGGGAACTCGTAAGAGGAGATGAATATCCGGAGCAAGCTTATGCAACTGTTAAAGAAGGTAAATACGCAGGAGTGATTGGAGTTGGCGGCCTTGTGCTGGCAAGGATACCGGAAGAGCTCGCAAAGTCTCGAGAAGCTTATTTTAATAAGCAAACTCAAGATAGAGACGAAGCAGTAAACAACGATCTCTTGAAGGAACAGCACCCAAGTATGCCGATCGATAGTGATCGACAGAGTCGCGTAACTTTTGGTGGTACTAAAAAATAATTTTTTAGCGATACCAACTACCGCGATACTAAATATAAACTAAACTAAGGAGTAAATAATATGGCTAATAAAGATGCCGCTTTCGGTTTGAAAGCAACAGGTAAAGTTGGTCAGAATAGAGACAACCAAGGTTTAAGTGAATATAGTATTGCAGCTTCTGCGACAGCTATTTATCAATGGGACCCAGTTGAAATGTTAGCAACTGGAACTATTGGTGTAGCGGCAGCGGGAGACGTTTTATTAGGTTCACTTAACGGTGTATTCTATACTGACGCTTCTACAAGCAAACCTACATGGGCTAATCACCTAGAGGCTTCTAACACTGCAACAGACATTGTTGGATTCGTCGCTGATGACCCTTATGAAAGGTTTGAAATACAAAGTGCTGGTACAGTAGCTCAAACAAATATTGGTAACTGTGCTGACATCGTGTATGCAGCAGGTGCAACGCCTAACTATATTTCAAAAGTTGAAATATCAGGAACAATGGCAGCAACTGCAGCGCAATTAAAAATAATAGGTGTTTCAAAAGACCCTGATAATAACGAATTAGGCGCAGCTAATGCGAATGTAATCGTTACTATTGCGGAGCACTTTTTAACACAAACAGCCGGAATCTAATAGAGGAGAATAATTATGGCGATAAGTAGAGGACAACTAGTTAAAGAACTAGAGCCAGGTTTGAATGCTTTATTCGGTCTGGAATATAATAGGTATGAAAATCAGCATGCTGAAATTTTCGATACAGAAAACAGTGACAGAGCTTTTGAAGAAGAAGTAATGTTATCTGGTTTCGCGCAAGCTCAAACTAAACCAGAAGGATCTGGAGTAGCGTTTGATAATGCACAAGAAACTTTCACAAGCAGATATACGCACGAGACTATTGCTCTTGCATTCTCAATCACTGAAGAAGCGATTGAAGATAACTTGTATGACAGATTAGCGTCTAGATATACAAAAGCATTAGCAAGATCTATGGCGAATACCAAACAAGTAAAAGCAGCTAACGTATTGAACAACGCGTTCAATTCAAGTTTTGCTGGTGGTGATGGTAAGGAGCTTTGTGCTACTGACCACCCAACAATTGCTGGTACTTTCTCAAATGAGTTAGGCACTTCTGCCGACTTAAACGAGACATCATTAGAGCAGTCTTTAATTGACATTGCTGCTTTCACTGATGAAAGAGGCTTAAAAATTGCAGCTAGAGGAATGAAAATGATTATTCCTTCTGAGTTACAATTCACAGCTGAAAGACTGATGAAGTCTGCTGGTAAAGTTGGTTCACCTAACAACGATGTAAACGCAATCGCGTCTATGGGAATGATTCCACAAGGTTATGTGGTTAACAATTTCTTAACAGACACAGATGCGTTCTTCATTAAAACTGACGTGCCAAATGGTATGAAAATGTTTGTTAGATCACCAATCAAAACTGCTATGGAAGGCGACTTCGATACAGGAAACGTAAGATACAAAGCTAGAGAGAGATACTCTTTTGGTTTCTCTG